CGCCGGATGTCGTCGCTCTCTAAATTAAACCGCTCCGACAGTGGGATCAGGTTGCCTTGATCGTCGTAAGTCGCAGGGTCAGCCAGCTTCATCTGCGTCCCTTTGTTATCGCGATCTAGAATGATAGTTGTATCAGCCAACTCTCTTGTATCGACATTGTTGTCTTCCACGTTCCTAAGAATAATTGAGTCGGCAGACCCTTCGTCGTATTCTTGTGATATCTCCTTCTGAAACTCTCTCCAAAGCCTGCCTTTTGCGTCAATTTCTCGGACCTTTCCTTTCTTGAGGTAAACCTGCATGACTCTTTCTTTGCCGGTCTTTCGGACATTCCTGTCTGCGTAACCTTGAGCCACAGATTTGCTTGACGAAAAATAATACAACTTGCGGGTGCCTTGTATTTTGGACCCAGCGCTATGAGGTGGTGCGGGGCTAAAATGCCTTGGTGGAAGAAATCGGGTAAATTGCCGAGGGGTCCCGTGATACGCAGGTTCAATAGAAAAACCTGCAGCTTGCGCCGCCTGGTCTACTATCTTCTGCGCGGCGTCCAGGTCACCGGCCTCAACCGCCGTCCGGTGGTCAGCGTCTAGCTGCTCCGGCATCCTCCGGATGTCGTCGCTCGGCCCAAACCGCTCGGACAAAGGAATCAAATTGCCCTGGTTGTCGTAAGTCGCAGGGTCGGCTGACTTGACTTTCCCCTGCGCGGCATCAGTAAGTTGCAAGGTCTGCCCTGCGTCCCATCCGGTTTGCTGGTCGTCCCATGCGTTGCGGGGAACATACACTTTGTAGAAGTCGGATGCCGTTTCATCTCCGGCATAAGCCTCTTGATAGGCTCGGCCCGTTTCGTTGTCCAATGATACCCAAGCACCCGGCCCAATAGTTGGCTCGGCAACTCCTTTCGGTGTCGAGTGTATGACCCTAACCAGCCCGGCTTCCCTCGCAGCCTCATCCACCATCCTCTGCGCGGTCTTCATATCACCGGCCTCAACCGCAGCTCGGTGATCTGCGTCTAGCTGCTCCGGCATCCTCCGGATGTCGTCGTCGTTAGGTGGTCGCATCCAGCTTCGTCTATAGACTAAATCGCTGGAGTCGCGTTTGTCAAACCGTGTGCCAAATGTTCGCTTTGTCTCAACAAACATCACTCCGTCTTTTCCTTCGGGAAAATGCTTACTAAGTAGTTGCCCCAACTCCGCAGGGTCTCCCTTAAAGACTGCGTAAGTCGGTGCTTCTACATAGAATTTTTGCGCCTTTGCTCGCGCATGCGGAGCAATGTCTTGCACTCTTCCTCCTTCATGATCAAAAGCCAAAAACTTGGTTTTTTGATCCTTAAACACTTTGCTTATCGCGTTCATGCCTTGCGTGGGCATTTCCTCATTGGCCGCGCCATTTAACAAAGTGTAGATCTCACCATTCTCTCCCTCGACTGCGCGAAGATCAAAAGTAACGTCTTCTCCGGAATCAAATGCTACAAAAACGGTTTGCGCTTTTGAGTTTGCTTTGTCGCTAATATAATTAAGCGTGCTGCCCTCTATTGCAATCGGCGCAATTGCTCCTTGAGGATCTCCCTCCGGCATCCTCCGGATGTCTCTTGCAACAATTCCTCTTGAAGACAGTTCGTAAGGCTCCACTGCTTCAGGGTTGGCTAACACGTATCCAACTTTTCCTTTTGGCGTCCAATCGTATTTGCTTCCAGGCTCAACCAAATGTGCGTCTTGGTCTTTTCTGAACTCTGCCTCTGAAGTGTATTTTTTGACTCCTACAATATCGGCATAACCAACAAGCGTTGCGGTGCCTTGCCCGGTTCTGACGAGCCCAACCTTTTGATCTAGGTAAGGGTCGAGAGAATTAGAGTCTCGCGTTTCAATGGTTTTTTTCCCGGCAAGTATTTGATCTGTAAAAGCCTGGGTTGCGTCGTTGATATTTACCCCCATGCGTGGAGTGCTGCCGTCTGCAGCTTCCGGCATTCTCCGGATGTCGTCGTCTGAAATCCTCCGGATGTCGTCAGCTTTTGCCTCTTCAATCTCTTTCGCAATTCTGTCGCGGTGCGCTTCGGCTTCATCCCAATCCTCAAAGACAGGGACGGAGTCCCTTACGTCGTTGTAGTCTACCGCTTCTGCAGAAGGGTCATTGACTGCCAGCACTACGTCAGGTTCTCCGGCGGCGTCAAAATCCCAGCCTGGAGGAGCATACTCTCGATTAAAAGGCACTCGGGCAACTACCCTGAATCCGTAGCGGTTGTATAGGTTGGGAAGAAATCCTCCAATGTCAAAAGCGTCAAGAGTCTTGGCGTCTTGGCTTGCTTCTCGCAAGACGGCATCAATGTTGCCCACCCCTCCAGGGACGCTGTAAACGGAAACCAAGTCGCCATCTGCCGTCACTGCGGCCCCGGCGTCTCCTGATCTGTATAGCTTGTTTGCCGGATCGTTGTAGAAGTCTGGTGACTTCACATCGACTGCGAATCCAAACCTGTGTCGCTCTGCAGTGGCTTGGACTCCTGCAAGGACTTGTCTCGCTTCTCCTGCACGTTGCGAAGATGCTCCTCGACTAACTGTTGTGTCTCCGCGTTCTCCTGTAGTCCCAGGTGGGATCCCGCGTTCTGGTATGCTTCTTGTGCTTTCTTGGGCATCGCTTTGTTGATTTGTTGCATCTACAGGCTCCGGCATCAAGCCTTGAACCCACTGATGGTGGTTAAATGTCAAACCGTCCTCGTTCGTATTGTAGACGAAATTGGCTCGGTCTAGGCGGAATGAACGGATTGGTGGGCGTCCGCCCTTGACGGTTGGATTGTTGAAGGCGTGCTCCTTGGAGAGCTGGCCAAGCACTCCATTCAAGAACCTAGCACGCTCCTCTCCAAACACATCGACGTTGTCCATGTCCGGCTTGTTGTGGTTCTCGGCCAGAACCATCAGGTCGCGCATGATGTCCGCGCTGTTGTCTCGATACATCGCCGGAGCGTCCTTGGACTGTGAAGCCTTAATTGCTCTCTCCTCCAGAGCGTCCATGTCGATGACCTTGACAATGACGTTGTTCGCCTTGGTAACCTCGATGGAATAGATCGAGCCAACACGGTCCTCCTGGGGCTTTGGCTTGTAACGCTTTTTGCCTGTTTTCTCGTTCGTGTCTAACGCCTTGTGATATTGAAAACGATGAGCCTTGCCGTCGTTGTCGGCCATGCCTCTGAAGGCGCTTCGCATTGCCGCGATCTGGTGGTCGTTGTAAAGCCGAGTCTTGCGGATCTCCTCCAGGATTTCGTCCCACTGCTCTCTTGTCAGCTTGTCAAACCTGTCCCCTCCCCGCTTTTGAGTTAAAGGAACCACGCCGTATTTCTCTGCAACTTTCCGGATGATGTTTCCGATAGTGGTCTCTTGCGCTGCAAGGACGCTAGGCTCCAACCCTTTAGCTCGGCCAAACCTGTCGCGCTTAACTGAGCCGTCCGGGTTTCTTTCGTAGTCGATCATGTTCCGCTCCTCCATGCGGTCCATGTCTTCGCGGGTGTAGATTGCTTTCCGGTGGAGGTCTTCAATAGTGCGACCGCCAACAACCTTTTGGGTGCCTGGCACTCGCTTTCCTTCTGGGACGAATCTGCTGCCGGCGTTGTTACGAAGATAAGCATCGGCAAGCCGCGCCAGAGCCGGGCTCAAATTCGCGGAAACCATTGCGCCTTGGCCTTTCGCCAGGTTGCCGTTTTTATCCAACAGGACGCCTCGACGGAGAAGCATTGCTTTCCCAAACGGAACGCGAGGGAGGACCGCTTCGGCAAGCCCGGTAATAAGCTTGTTGCGGCGAACAAGTTTCTGCAGCTTCTGGCTCTTTTGCAGCCCTGGAGCAACAGCCTCGGCAAACCACTCTTCAGCTAGCCTTTGGTCTGACAGCTCCAGCCTGGGCTCCTTCGGTGGCCGGCCACGATTCAATCTGTTTTCATACTCCCTCTTAAAATCCTTTGCCTCCTTTGTGAGATTGCCGTCCTTGTCTCGCAAAAGACCGCCCGGCCCAACCAGCTCAGTGTAAATTTTTTCCTTCATTCCCCGCGCTGCAAGAGAATGCCCAATCTCGTGGGCTAGCATTACGTCAAGCGGGTTCTTAGACTCCGGATCAATAATAAGCGTCTTCGTCTTCTCGCGGTAAGCTCCACCACCACTGCCGGGAATAAATTGAAAATTAACGTCCGGGAACAAAGCCGAATACACGCCTACTTGCCGCTTCACAACGGGATCAAGGAGGTCAAAAATTTCGCGCTGTCCGAGGCTTAGATTGCGTCGGAGTTCTGCAACATCGTTTTGAGCAAGGAGATCAAACTCATGCTTCTTTAACCTGGCTGGCGCTCCACCGAGACCGTGAATGATCCCTTGCAACTGGCCAGGAACTCCAAACGCAATTCCTTCTGCAGCGGCTTCAACTAGCCAGCCCTCTTCGCCCCCGGTGGCCATAGCAGAGAAGGGAATCTCGGCAGCGGTTGATCGAGCGATTGCGGAGCCCACGTTGCCGGTTGCTTTAGTCGCAGCAGTTAGCGGCCTAGCGAAAACGTCTATTGCGCTTGCGGCACCGCTTGCCCAAGGGTTTTCCGCAACTCTCTCGGAAACTCTCTGCCAGTAAGGCATGGTCACTCGCCGCCTGAAGAATTCAGCCCCGGCAGCGTTAATCATTTGCGTGGCTCCTCGCAAGATCCGGTATTGCCGAGATACGAGGGCCGGAAGAGTCAACACAGCGGCTGGCCCCATAGGAGAAAACAGACCGAACGCTGAAAGCCCCGTCCAAAGAGAGCCGGTTGTGCTAGACAGATTGAATCGCCTTCCAAGGTTTGCCAGAAAGTCATCGGCGGCGGGGATTGCTACTCCGGTAGCCCAAGAGCCGGGCCGAGTTTGCTTAAAGCGGTCATACAAGGTTTTGCTAACTTCGCGCACTCCGTCTTTCGCTAAGGCTCCAACGCCTCCCAGCCGGGCAGTGTGACGTTCAAGTGTTCTCTTCGCCGTGTAAATCTCGTCGTCAAGCCGCTGCAAATTCTTGGCAAGAATTTCCTGCCGCGCTGTTCTGCGAGCGGCTCTCTTGCCAGTCGTTTTGAGTCCCGGTCGTGGAGTCGCCGCTGTCCCCGCGCCAGCCCCTGGAACTACTGGAGCGGCGCCTTCTCTCGCGGCGGCTTTGGCAATAGCCGCTCTTTTAGCGGTTAAAGCGGCGAGGTATTTTGCCGCGTCGTCCGTTGATTTCAGGGTAGTTCTGCCCAAAATGCCAAGCCCAGGGATTTTCAATGGTTTGCCCAAGTGCAGCCCCATCGTTCTGGCTCCCTTTGCAGATAGGGATGCAGCCGGCGTGAAAACAAACCCAGGATCAGCTCCCAGCATTCCATACGACGCCGCTTCCTTGTCGATTCTAGCCAACTCCTCTGGGCTTCGGCCAGCTCTTGCGGCTTGGCTGGTCTGTATTCCAAACTCGGCTTTCTCCATGCGATCGGCCTCGCTCGCTCCAAGAGCGGCAAGAGACAATAGCGCCCCGGCAGCTTCGTCCGCGCTTGCTTCTCTTAGTATACGCTTAGAGTTTTCAAAATCATAGAGCGCCATCAAGACCGCCGTGTCAGCGTCTCCCAGCCCTCCGTCAAATAATCCTGCGATGGCGCCAGTCACGCCGGCCTGAGCCTTGGCTTGCAAAAGCTGTCGGCCTTTGTCCAAGACAACTTGGTTTTCCATTCCGGCTCTGGCAGCGGCACCTGCTCCGGCGGCAAGTTCTTTGCGCGTTTCTCTCTGAAGCTCGGTGACGCTTAACTTGGCGTCTTTTCGTGCTTCGTGCATCTCGGTAAACGGAGGCAGGATTCCCAAGCTGCCAATCCAATCTGCAGCCTTAATAAAAGGAGTTGAGGCCCAGATGCCTGTCGATCCATAGGCAACTGCTTCCGGGACTACTTCCGTAACCAAGCTTTTGACCGCCCCGCCGACTTGCTTCAAAAACGGATCCTCTCCAGTGCGCTCTCTGTGTTCGTCCCAAGCGCCCATTTCCACCCACTCAATCCATTCGGACCTACTAGGGTCACGCGAAGCTCGGTCAAGCACGGTTTCAAGGTCGCTGGTGTACAGCTCGCCTCGCCTTGTGAGCTGAAGGTCGCGGTCAACAAAGCCTCGCCCAAAATAGTCCCGCAAATCTTCCTTGTCTTCCTCTACTGGATAATCGGCTAGGTTGACTTCAAATTGCCCTTTTTGAGTAAGCGCAAGGTCAGTGCCGATAAGCCCAGCTTGAAAGTCTAGCCGCGCATCTTCCTGCACGCCGGGATCCAAGTGGGCAATGTTTTGCTCAAGAAGCTGGCTGCTTTTCTCTTGTTCAACCTTGGCCTTGTGCTGCAGAAATCGCTGCCGTTGTGTCAGCCCGTCTGCAGCCACCTCCTGGTCGTCTTCGCCGGAACCAGCGGCAGCTTCGGCCATCATGTAAGGAGACGCCATTTTTGCCTGAAGTTATGGGATGCGAACAAACTTACCTGGCGCATGCCTATCCGGAATCACTGTGCCGGAAGGGATATTGTACCAGTTTTCGTAGCCCATTTGTTCTGCTACTTTATGGAGATCAATTAGCGCCAGCGCGTTCTCAACGTGTGGGCTTCTTATGAAGCCTTGAGTATGGTGCCTCCTTGCCGGCAGAGTGTTTTGCTCAGTCGCTCCTTGCGGCAGTGCAGCAGCCGGTGGGCGACCTTGCGGTAGCGGCGGCTCCACTGCCGCTTGGGGCGTTGCTGCCTGGGGAGCTGGCGCTTGGGGAGCCGGAGCCTGAGGAGCCGGCGCATTGTATTGCCGCAAACGGGCGCCAAGCCCTTGCGATCGCTCCCTGGCGCTGCTTGGAACGCTGGTGTCTGAACGCCCCGGCCTTTGTCCCGGTCTGCGAGGAGCCGCCGGCTCGTCTGGAACAAGAGTCCTGTATTCGCTCTCTTCAAACACTGGCATTTTATTGTCCATCCAGTCTTGCAGCATGAAGTCTAGCTCAACCGCGTTTCTATTCTTATCCTCTCTAATAAGACGGTTCGCTTCTCTGGAAAGAGCTATGCGCCTAGTTTCAACCCCTCGGAGAGCTTGTAAAATACGCAAGTTACCCTCTTTGCTTTTTGAGCCTCCTGCTGCCCATTTCGCAAACAAGTCCATTTCTTTTTCAGATATGGCGCCCTTAGTTTGAGCGACCCTGGCCATAACAAAGTCGCCAAGGAACACGCCAAGAGTCTCGGCCTTAGCAAGTTTTCTTGACCAGGTTTCGCTAAACCCAAACGGCGCAACCATTGCCAAAAACCTTTCCCTTACTCCAGAAAAGGCGCCCGTATAAACATCGTCATCATTCAGCAGCTCAATAGCCGAATCTACCTTTACAAGAGCCTCTTTAGATTCATGGCCGGTCTTAATCGCAAACTGAGTTCTGTCTTCCGCAGAGCCGTAGCGTTTTACCAGCGCCGTGGCTTGAGCTTGTTGCTCTGGGGTCGCAAACGGCGATCCTTTTGGCACAGTGGGCAGTTCTTTTACAATCCTTCCCCCTTGTTTCATAAATTGCCTTACAACAACTTTGCCAGTTTGTGGGTCAAGATCTTCAAATTCGTCAAAAGTGATCGCTCCTCCTCCCGTTTGTGCCTGAAGCTTGTTTACTTCCTGCAGATAAGCCGCGATGCGCTGCTCCTTAGTCGAGCCTTGTCGCGGCGGAAGAACTCCTGCAGCACCAGGGTCGCCCATGTCAGTCCCCAGAACTTCCGGAACCATTTCTCCAATCGGAATTGTTGGCACCGGCTCCCGCTGGAACTCCATTGCCTTGTCTATTCTGGCGGGATCCATGAGCATTCCCTGTGGACTCTGGAACTCCTCGATTAGTTCTCTTTTAGAGCGTTGCTCTTGCTGCCATCCTTCTGGATCGCTGATGCCCTGAATCCTGTCCGCAACTCTGGCTTCAAACGCTTCCGGATCCCCTGCTGTATCGGTAAAGTCGGCATGCGCCTTGCTTATCGCCTCGCTGCCAGCAGCCAAAATGCCGCTTTGGTCGGCTATGCCGGGAAGCGTAGCGTCCTCCCTCTTCTGCTGCATTGCAACGGTGGCCTCTTTCAGCCCCATCTCCGTCTTTGTCCAGTGGTCGTCAATGCTCTGGTTGAACCCTGCCGCCATTGCTGCCGCGTTGCGAGGACTGAGGTCCGGGTTGGATAGCGTGTTGATACCCGCATCAAGCATTGTGCTGAGTGGGCTCTTTTCCGGGACAGATTTTTTCAGCGATTCCAAGCGCGAGATGGTCGCGGTAACGTCCTTTTCGTGCTGCTTCCGTTGCTTGATGCCAGCACCTACGCCGGCTCCGAGCGCGGCAATTCCTTGCCCCAGCGCGGAGGCTCCTTGCATGGTGCCTCGCAAAATCCCGCTGGTATCTGCACGGCCTAACTCTGGCCTAACTGTATCTCCAATTCTAGCCATTACTTTTTAGCTTCCAAATATGCTCCCTAGTCCAGAGAAGAACCCACCCAAGGCAGACCCTCTGGCCGCTTGTCGCGCCCCGTAGACATTCGCGTCGTACTCCATTTGCTGGCCGCGCTGCTGCAACGCCAGGTTAATGCCGGTGTCCGGGCTGAAGGTCTGAGGCGTCCCCATCCTAGCCGCTCCCATCGCGCCTTGAGCTGTCTGGAAGTTGTAAGGTATGGCTTGCGCTGGTCTGCCCAGCACCGCTTGCATCGGATCCGCGCCGGAATGAGAGAGCATTCCGTAAAGGCTTTGCCCCGCGCCCATTGCCTCGGCTCGGTTCTGGCGCATGTATTCTTCCCGGCCCAATGCTTCGGCAAACATGCCAGCGTTGTCCATCTCCCGGCCTCGGGCTCCATATGCTGCCCTGGCGCTTTGCTCGGCCATCCTGCGCTGTTGAGGCGTGACGCCTTGCGCTCGGGCGTAGAGGTCGTCTGTGAGCCCTTGTTGCTGCTCAATGAGCCGCGCTCTCTCCGGATCGGATTGTCGGATCGCCTCAACTGCCTGGGCGCCGTAACGCTCAACGTCTGCAATGTCGGCAGCTCGTTGGCGACTTGCGGCGTCGGCTCGCATTCTTTCGGTGATCGGCGCTGCTTGCTCATACAAGGCAAGTAGCCCCTCCTGTCCCTCTGTCCCAAACAAGGCTCGCTGCTGCTTGGCCAGCTCATTCTCGACGTATTGCGGCCCGAAAGTTCGCTCGGCTTCTAAAAGTCTACGCTGGAACTCCGGATCGGTAATTCCCCTTCCAGCCGCAAATTCATCTCCAAATAAAAACCTCCCGGCGCTTTCGCCTGGATCAATCGGATCGGGCGCTCGCGGTGCTCTACTTTTTCCTCCCATGTTTCTGCAGTATTTTGACTAAAAGCCTTTGATCGTATTCTACAATCCGGGGTCCATCCTGCCTCTCCCGGCATCCAAACAGCTTTCCCCGGATCACTTCCGGCTGACGGTTGATTAGTTCCAGCGCCAGGCTCCGGAGCGCCGGCCCTTTAGCCCACAGGAAGGCCAGAAAATAGCAGTCGCCCTTGGGGTCGTCGGGAGTCCAGTTCACGATGTCATCCCAATCCCACTTTTCATTGCAGCGGTACCACATCAAAAGCCCGTCTACCTTGCCCCCGGAGGTATGATAGATCAGCGTGTTTTTTAGATAATGGTAAGCAATCAGCAGACGGACAACCTCGCTGCTGAAATGCTCCAGGACATACGCATTGTCCTCGGTCGAGGTCGTAAATTCGTAAAGCTGCTCAAACAGCCATTGCGTGCTGGGCGGGAGTTCTCCGTCCTTCAGCCAGGCGGCAACGTGACCTGCCCTTAACTCCATCAGGCGAGTGTTCCAAAGACGGCGAAGCTTACGTGATACCCTGAAGCGATAAGCGGAACGTGAATCTTAAAGGTATTAGCGTCAACCAACTCAACCGCAACAGTGTCTGTCCCATCTGGCCAATCCGTCGTGTGATGGTTTTGCGCGATTACAGTGTAATCCGAGCTGCTCATGCTGCTGCCTAAATCAAACGTGTAAGTCGCCGGGCCAGACCCGCTCGCCGCCGTGCAAGTCACATTGTAAAGAGAGACTGCATCTGCCGTTCCAACACTTCCGTCAGCTTTGATCAGGCCGTAGCCTCTCGGCAGCGGGAGGTAGCTCATCAGCTTCAACCGTTTTAACGTGCCGTTGTCCGAAATAAGCACTTCGTCCTGGGTGAGATGAGGTATTGCCGCAAGTTCAGTTTGCCCGGTAATGACATCAGCGTTGAGGTGTTCTTGGTCAATGCTTCCGTCAACGTAGTGTTCTGAATCAATCGAGTTGTCAGCGATCTTTGCCCCGGAGACACAATCGGCGCCTAGCTTGTCAGCAGTGACGGCTCCGTTGTTAATCTTTGCTTCCTCAACCGCATTGCTTGCAAGTTGCGTTGCTGTGATTCCCCCGCTCTTAACAATGATGGCCTCGCTTGAAATCGCCGTGGTCGAGCCGTCTACAGCGTTGCTTGTAAACTTGAGATTAGTCTGCGCCAGGTTTAGCTTGGTATGCGTAACCTGCTCGTCCTCCGTAAAGGTCTCACCTGCCGTGAATTGGTCTGCCATCGTTTTATGTCGTTGAGGTTGGTTTGTTGAAAGTGGAAGTGGCGCGAACTCCTACGGCTCGCAGCTCTGGCCTTCCCGCGCTAGGCACCCAATCAATCTGCGCCGAGTATCCTCGCGGGTTTCCAGCCCTGGCGCGGATTGATGCGCCTTCTCCTTCTGAAAGGGCTGCTCCTAGTCGCCCGGCAAGAGTCCCAAGCTCGATGGTTTCGTCGGGATCCTCGGTGATGATCTTCAGAGTGCCATCGCTGGCGTGTTGCGCGTCGCTGGCGATATGTGCCTCTACGTGATTAAACCGTTTCCGCTCGATAGTCCCGTGCGTGTAAGCTCTCGTCCGGACATGTGAAGTGATCGGGAAAACGCTTGTAGTGCCTGATCCGCTTGCCGCCGCAATCTCGTCTTCGGCTACCCCCGTCCGCGTAAGCTTGTGGACACCGCCCTCCTTGGTCACTGCATACAGCTCGTTGATCTTGCCAGATCTTGCCGGGATTAAATCTATAATTCCCCAAGTATCAGAGCCCGTTGAATCAATACTCTCCCATCCTTTGTTGAGGTAGTTGTATATGAACAGCTCATTATTGACCGTGCTGCTGCCCGTTGGAACTGCAAGCCAGTATCTGTTGTCGTGATAAACGCCAACCGCTTTGTCAGCGTAAGCCGCGTTGATGCGCTTAATGTCTGGTTCAATCGCTTCGCTCAACGGCTGCTCTGTTCCCCGGAGGTTTAGCGCGTCCAGAAAGGATATGGCGTAAACTCCTGAGTCAGATAGAAACAAAATCTGGTTTGCATAGTTTACGATAGACTTGCGAGCAACGCAGCCGATCTCATTCGTCAGCATGTTGGTGGTCAAGTCGGCAAGACCGCCAGAGCATCCGAGAATCTGGTGAATAGAGTTCCGGTTAAAAACAATAAGCCGGTCGTCATCAAACGGCTGCGCTCCGACTATGAAGTCGGCCGTCCCGGCGGTTATCTTGAGCTGGTTTTGGACGGGATCAAACGTGTTGTGATCCAGAATGTCGGAAACAATCAGCTCGTCATAGACTGCCGGGTTCCTCCTAGACGGAGATGCCGCGCTGTCGTGGGTATAAGGACACCAGACTCGGCGCTGGTGATACGTCCCCCAGGCAACTGCCGGAGGATGGACAAAGCCGCCGGCAACGCTGACTCTTTTCCGCACAACTACCGTGCTTGATCCTGCTGTTTTGACGTTCGCAGAAAACGAAAAATTATTGGCGTCTATTTTGGTGACTCGATACTCTGTGCCGTTTGTCAGCCCGGAGCTGGCGGCATCGACTACCACTACTCGGTCGCCAGACTCCAGCCCGTGAGAGCTGACATTCATTGCGACTTTTCCTGCCGTCGTAACCGTCGCAGAGGCCGACAAGTCAACCGGCTGAGTGTAGGTTCCGGTAGAAACCTTGGTGAAAGCTGGCGTCCCTCCCAAGCCGGTGCTGCCGTCATCCGGATCAAACTTTAATGTCGTTGAGCCGTCTTCCCGGAGCATCACCAAGTCAAACTCCTGCTGCAACTGCGCGTCACTGCTTACGGTGACTCCTGCCGGGTAAGCAATAGAGGTCGTCGCTAGGGTGTCTAACTTAACCGCCGTCGCGCTCTGGTTGTTGGCAATGATTATGTAGTCCTCGTTATTGCTGGCCGGGTTGCTGAACCGGCACGATCCGTAGAT